TTTTATTTTCTATGGGGTGCATCGTAGGATGTCTATACCCACTTGTTATTACAAAAGGGAAACCACAGTACGCACGTAACTCATCAAGCTTTTCTAAGAAGTCTTGCTCCATGTTATTGGTGCCAGATACCTGACAGTCAAACTCTTCGCGTGTAAAATGCTTAAGACTCATCAACAACCTCGCCTTCAATGACTGTAGGTTCAGGAATGTCCACAGCTCCTACACCGCTAATGTTAATTTGAATGGCATTACGTCCACCATCCTTAACAATATCCTTTTCAAACGCTGCAACAGGAAGTATTCGATCCATTACAAGCTTCCAAGCCGCTGCTTGATTCTTATGATCATGGTCAAGAGCTGCTTCAAAAATAGTATCAAGCACCTTTCGGGACTTTGGAGACGCCAACATCCTTGCTTTGTACTCGTTGATGACGGCAGCGTCACCCTTTGGGCGACCAACAGCGTTGCGATTACCTTTTTTTGATGCAGCTACGTCACTTTTACGCGGTCTTCCACGCTTTCGGCGAGGAGGATTATCAACATCTGACATAAATACCTCTTTAAAGACTCTTTAAAGTTACGTTACCGTGCATTACCGTAAACTTTTAATAATATATTTATAAATTTACCATTACCGTCACGGTAAAGTATCTTTAAAGACATAACATACTATTTATTGTACCATACTTTTAAACATTTGTCAAGCATTATTTTAAAAGAAAACATACTGTCCTTTAAACTGTACAGTCACGGTCCAGATTCTGCACTGCTAAGTCCTTGTTTTCTCTATAGTTTACCTGTTTAGAACTATTGGCTATATTAAGTTCTAATTTTACTCTTTTTTGTGTCTGAGAAGGATCTAACAACACAGTCATCAGCATTGTCCCTCCCCCGCCCCGAAACGGCGTAATGATTCTCATTCGCATTTGGTAATGATTCTCATTCGTAAACGCTAATGATTCTCAGTTGCATATAAGGATATCTTTATATTTGCATGTCTAAATAGGTGCATGTGAGTGTCTGGGATGGACCATTCAGAGCGTGAATGTGAACCCAATTAACATCACTGGCCTGCATTATTCACCATATGAATCTGCATCGTGTTACCTATAAGCAGCATGAATGTGTTACCTCAGTGTTACCGGTAACAGTAACGCTACCCAAAAGGTGTTACCGAGTGTTACATTGCACCAAATTAGTGCATGTTTTAGGTGATATTTCAGAATCTGGTGTTTGTAAGTTATTGATTTGTAAGGAGTTTTCATCGATGGCATGTAGCTTGCAGCATATTTTACATGGCTGAAGAGCAGCCTACCCATGCACCAAAATGGTGCGCTACTGGTAACATGTTACCGATAACGTTCAGGAGAACACGACAATGACACTACCAACCACACGACAGATTACTGATACAGCTATGGCATATGGCCGACTTGCTGGACACGTTCGCGCATTCTTGCCAGTGATCAACATTGACGCGCACGGCAACGTTTCAGGTCTTGATGTGCTGAAAGATGCAATCGAGATCATTGCCGCGAAGCGATCAACAAAGGAACTACGCGCACACGATGACGCGGATGGCGGGAAAGCTAAGTCAGCATTGAAGGTGTTACGTCAAACACTGAGACGCGAGACGCGCAAGGATATCGAAAAGGGCGGATTGGGTCTTGATATCACGTTTAACATTAAAGACGGTATCTGCAGCTTTTACATTCATGAGGCAGAAGGGTCTGAAGGGTCAGAGAAGCGCGACATCTTGACCACACTAGCCCAGAAGCTGGACGCGTCAGAAGTACCGGACAGCGTGCTCGAAATGATCGCTGAGGAAATGCGAAAGCTTTCAGTCTAAACCCGTCCAACCCGTAGCAGTAACCTTTGCGCCTCTTTTGGGGCGCTTGTTTGCTTGTGCGTATTCGTTCGAGTATTCACAACCAAATAACTGGTAACATGTTACCGATTTTCAAGAGGGTAAAAACGATGCAAAAATTCATAGTTGGCTTGTTGTCTCTATGTCTCATAGTGCTGGGACTAACGACGGTTTTTCTTGCGCTAGAAGAGGCGAACCAATCGCTAGTGATTGCTGGTTGGTTAGTGACGGCGCTGGGTGCGTTTAGGTTTACGATGGGAGAGCTTAACGATGTTTGAACAATGGCAACCTTGGTGGGACGTTGTCCTACTCTTAACAGTCACCGGAGTTTGGTCTTTGGTGTACGTTCTTACTAACGACGAGGGGTAAAAGATGAGTTTAGCTGAAAAGTTTTTTTACTGGTGCGACGACAATCGCAGAGATTTTAAGCGCGAATATCACGACGACATCGTGAAAGATTTCGACGCCGACGCGGAGATCTGGGAGCACAAAACAGATCCTTTCGATGAGTGTGGTTACTACTCAACGCTAACGTGTGTACGTTTTTCTGACGGCAGTCACGTTTCATTTAATTACAAGGGAGAGTAAATGATGGTTAAGAAAATCAACTACGGTCTACACGAGACCATTGAAAGCAGCCACCGAACACTGTCAGACGCTGTCACCATGTACGCGATCTACTATAGTGATTGGACGGAGATTCTAGAGAAGTTGTCGCAGTTCTATGCTAGCGAGGAGTGGGTCGAAGGCGATGCGTTCAGCGACAAGCACAGAGAGTTGGTCGAGCGTCGCAACATGATTATCGGTCAGGTTCAAGAGATCGGTGCGGAGTTGCGATCAGTGGGTCTAGACGTTGACCTGTGCGACTGGGCAAAACGAGACGATATGTTTGACGAAAAGGAGATATAAAAATGGAAATGAAGTTGACAATACAAAACCAATGCAACTGCGGCGCGACCGCTGAGGTCACCGTAGACGTGGCAGACTTCAACCGATGGAAGGACGACGGTGTTCTGATACAGGACGCCTTCCCATACCTCAACGCTGACGACCGCGAACTGATCATGTCAACGCGACATTTTGGTTTTTGGATGTGTCCGACTTGCTGGGACAGGACATTTGACGAGGTTTTGGATGACTAGCAAGACTGGTAACATGTTACCGATGTTTTGCACCAAAAATAAATCTGTAAATGGTGTTGACTTATCAAATGTCAATGCCTAATCTATAAAAAAGCGAGGGAAAAGCGATGAAAATCACAACTGCACGGAAATGGTACGGCGAAGGTAGCGGAATCGTTATCACAACCGACGACCATTTGATCGATCTGTACATATCGACAAAGTTTCTGGTGGGTACTTTCTACTCACCAAGAACTAGTGACGACTGGTGTGCGTCATACATTCTATCGCTGGGATGGCTACGCATTGAGATCACCGAAGACGACATCAACTACTGGGAGGACATGTAATGAAACTACTTGACACGAGCAAAACACTTGGCAACACCAAGGCCCGCAAGACTAACCGCGACGAGTCCATACGCATGGCGACGTTGACAATGCACCCCGACAATGTGGTCTGCGCTGGTGCCAAAGCTGCTGGCTGTATGGAAGACTGTTTAGTCGGCGCTGGGCTAGCCGAAGTGTACGAGTCGATCAACAAGGCACGACAGGCTCGCACTGACTACTGGCACGACGATCAGGAAGCGTTCCTCATACAGCTTAATCACGAGCTACGTAACTTCGCCAAGCTATGTGCAAAGCAGAGTGTACAGGGTGTTGTGCGTCTCAACGTCATGAGCGATGTATGTTGGGAAGAACATATGATCCCGCAGTCGTTCCCTGAGTTGCAGTTCTATGACTACACCAAGAAGGCATACCGATTTCACGGACAGCGACAGCCTAGTAATTACAAGCTGATGTTCAGTTACAGTGGCAAGCAAACGTATCAGAATCAGGTGCGAAGCTTCCTCAAATCCTACAGCGACGCACCAATGGCAGTCGTGTTCAGGAACAAGAATTTCCCATCGACGTTTATGGGAAGACCTGTGATCAACGGCGACGACTCAGACTGGGTCAACGTCAACAATCGCGGGGTAGTAGTGGGGCTGGCTGCCAAAGGACCAGCGAAGACCAACACCAACGGCTTTGTCGTTGAGAACGATGTAATACCAACACTTAACTTTTAATTGGTAACATGTTACCGAAACTTGTATCCAGTAATGAAGGAGAAACAACAATGCATTTTACAGAGAAACGAGTAGCAGAATATTTCGTTGACACAGTACTCAGCGATCCAGACAAGAGCATCACTGTGTGTGGTGAAGGTGATTACGCTGATGTTCAAGAATCACGCGAGCACTTCACGATACTTGACAACATGGGACAGTGTGACTTCGACGACATAGGTGTGTACAGTGAGACACACGAGACTTACATCGCATGGTTTAAGTTTGTGTACGGTAACGTCACTAGCACCAGCGATCCAATGGAGGTAATCGGTGAGTATTCAGCAGGGCCGTATGAAGATATTATCATTAACAAAGTAGAGGAGATGACACGATGAGTGACTATTTATTAACTGACCGCGACGGTATTGATACTATTCGTCGCAAGATCAACGGGTTGAGAGCTGACATTGGTTACGATGTTATCAACAGTCCGCACAATACTGAGTTCGAGGAGTTGGATGTATTACTCAGTGACGCAACAGCGAAGCTGGACGATATCTCTGACCTACTCAAGGACCGTATCTATGCCTACGATGTGAGTATTACGCTGACCAAACGTGTGTATGTTAGGGGTCATGACGAGGACGATGCAGAGAATGCTGCTGTTGACTACGCAATGGAGGATCTGTCGCCACCGATTGACTGGAATGAAGATGACGTTTCAGCCCTGCGTCAAGAAGATGAAGAGGATACTGACATCTACGATGTGGAGGTGTAACATGATAGGCACATGGTACGTAGTACAGAAGTTCAACAGGAAAACGTGGGAGTGGGAGGAGCGTGACAGTGACGGCTCTTCCTACAACTCAACACTTGACAACGCAAAATACTTTTGCATTCAATACCACAAAGACGGCGAAGAGGTACGTGTTATCAAAGAGGAGGTAGTTTATGAGCCAGCCTAGAGAATCTTGGGAGATGTGGCACGATGATTATTACGATCAGTTCGAGGAAGATGATCACGAACAAGACGACATCGATGCCTACAAACGCGAACGTGACGAGGAGTAAACATGGAACTGTTTATCGAAGACCGTATTGAAGCTCAATACCTGTTAAACCTGCTTGACTATGACATGTCTTGCTACATTCGAGATCGCATGGACGAACACATGGAGAACAACAGTAACGATCTCGACGAGTACATAGAGATTGATGACATGTTCGTGTCCAACAAAGAACTGACCTACAGACTTGAGCGACTGATGAAGGGCTTGACAGACGATTAGATCCATGATAAACTCTATCTGTAAAGTCAACAGTAATGTTAAATTTATTAAGGAAATATTGTAATGACTATCTGTAAAGACGACATGATACATGAGCTTGTTGAGTACGACTTGGATCATTTGACTATAGGTGAAATCATGAATATGATTGGTACGTTCTTAGCTATAGGCTACGGCGAGTTGGACGATGAAGCATTGCAGGAACGTTACAACACACTAGGAGCAAGTGACCATGCCATTCACTGATACACACCAACCATGTCCAGACTGCGGAAGCAGTGACGGGTTGGCATTCAACGACGATGGATCAAGCAAGTGTTTTGTTTGTGACACGTTTACGCCAGCACCCAAGGACAGCGTACGAGAAAACGTACGTGAACTAGGAGCTATCAACGAAGCACCCAAGCCGTCGTTCAGTCAGACTGAGCATCGTCTCATCACCGCTGAGTACCGTTCCATCACTGACCGTCTCATCACAGGGACAACAGCGAAGAAGTATTCAGCACTGAAAAGCGGTGAGGTTACGACGTTTGGTTACTACGATCCTAGCGATCCAACCAAGCCTGTTGCTGCCAAGGTACGCAACCCTGACAAACGCTTCAGTATCATTGGCGATTGGAAACACGCAGGACTGTACGGTCAGCATTTGTTTCCTGAAGGGGGCAAGTACGTCACCATCGTTGAAGGCGAGTACGATGCGTTAGCGGCACACCAAATGACAGGCAGTAAGTTTCCTGTTGTCAGTGTACGCAACGGTGCAACGTCAGCGGCAAAGGACTGTCGTCTCTTCTACGATTGGCTGAACAGCTTCGAGACTATTGTTATTTGTTTCGATGCAGACGAGCCGGGACAGAAAGCTTCAAAGGAGTGTGCTGATCTGTTCGGTAACAAGGCGAGGATTGTTAAGCACGTCAACGGTTACAAAGATGCGTGTGATTACCTAGCTAACAACGACTCAGAGATGTACACCAAAGCGTGGTGGTCTGCTCAACCGTACACACCCGAAGGCATCGTAGGTGCTGGTGAGTTACGTGAGCTAATCAAGAAGCCACTCGCCAAGGCGAAGGTACAGTACCCGTTCGACGGACTGAACAAACACCTGTACGGCATACGCATGGCAGAGCTGGTGACGATCTGTGCAGGCTCTGGTCTGGGTAAGTCAACACTGCTACGTGAGGTAGTCAGTTCCATCATGGCACAATCAGATGACAACCTTGGTCTGATGTTCCTTGAGGAGACACCTGAGCGCACCATGCGAGGACTCGTAGGTCTTGAGCTGAACAAACCTATCCACCTACCAGACTGTGAGTACGACGACACTGACATCGACCTTGTGTACGATACGATGGACTATGAGAACCGTGTCTATCTCTGGGAACACTTCGGTAGTAACGAGATCGAGAATGTACTGGGCAGGATGCGGTACTTTGTGAAGGTGCTTGGCGTTAGGTTTATCGTGCTGGATCACGTATCAATACTGGTGTCCGACCAGAGCAACGGGGACGAACGCCGTGCACTTGACATGATCATGACAAAACTGCGAACATTTGTGCAGGAGATGAACATTTGTATGTTCCTTGTCAGCCACCTACGCAGGCCAGAAGGCAAGCAGTTGGAGGACGGTGCAGTGACTAGTCTGGGTATGTTACGCGGCTCTGCCTCGATTGCACAGCTGTCTGATGCGGTCATTGGTGCTGAACGTAACAGTCAGGCTGACGATCCGATTGTGAAGAACACGACCGTGCTGCGTGTGTTGAAGAACCGATACACTGGCAAGACAGGCAAGGCGTGTGAAGTGTTCTACAATGAAGCAACAGGACGACTAACACAACGTGATGAAGTTGAGGAGAAACCGTTATGAGCGACAAAAAGTTTCACATAGTAGGTTATATGTATTTATGCGACGGGGTTTTCATGCCTGAAATATTAGCAACGTCAACCTCTTATGAAAAACTTGAAGACATTATGCTTGGTATGGACCCGATGCAGTATCAAGATTTAGAAATAGTTTCTGATGATGAGGAAGACGAGTTGTGAGATGTAAAGCGTGTGACGTAGAACTAACAGACTACGAAGCGACAAGACGGTATGCTATTAGCCAAGAGTTTGTAGACTTGTGCAACAGGTGCTTCGCTGTTACGCTAGACGACGGTGACGTTGTTGATCGTGCTGATCTACGAACACTCGCAGACATAGAGGAGATGATATATCATGAGCAAGATTGGGAACTGGATATTGGAACAGGAACAGTTGACGGAGATGCACCACAAACTTCCTGATCCTAAACAAGATGAACTAAACGAGGCGTACTATGAGTATCTGTTACTTGGATATCGAAACTACTTTGGATCACTCAACGATCTGGTGTGCCGTTACGAAGGTGAAGAACAACATCCAAGTACACACTACAGCCAGTACTTTGCAGAGGACTTTGAATGATGCGGAAAAAATTATTGGGCATAATCTTATCGGATTTGATGTTGGTGTGCTTCATCGTGTTTGGGGTGTACGGGTTGATATTGACAGTGTCGTTGATACACTCTACCTATCAAGACTCTACAACCCATCGGCAGAGGGAGGCCATTCACTCCGTAACTGGGGTAGCGTACTCGGTGGTGCAGGAAAGCTCGACTTCACAGACTACGACGGAGGACTGACTGACGAGATGATCGAGTATTGTATAGCTGATGTTGAGCTGACTGAGCGTGTGCATCAGTGGCTTGAACTACAGCTACGCAAGGAAGGTTTCTCACAACAGGCTATTGATCTTGAGCATCGTGTAGGTTGGATCGTGACTGAGCAGGAACGCAATGGCTTCAAGCTTGACGTACCCTTTGCAGAGAAGTTGATGATGGATCTCATGTTCGAGATGAACAACATTGAAGCAGAGCTACAGTCTATCTTCCCACCTATCGTTGAAGAACGCTGGTCAGAGAAGACAGGCAAGCGACTGAAGGACAAGGTAACAACATTCAATCCCGGTTCACGTAAGCAGATTGCAGAGCGACTGCAAGGTCTTGGTGTAAAGTTCGACAAGAAGACTGAGAAGGGTAACATCATCGTTGACGAGAAGGTACTTGACGGTATCGATAGACCTGAAGCCAAAGCTGTTGCACGCTACATGATGTTGCAAAAGAGAGTAGCTCAGATCGATTCGTGGTTGAAAGCTGTCAAGGACGATGGTAGAGTACACGGTAGAGTGATCACCAACGGAGCTGTGACGGGACGTATGACACATCAATCACCTAATATGGCTCAGGTTCCTGCGGTATCTGCACCGTTCGGTAACGAGTGTCGATCATGCTGGACTGTTGACGAAGGTAACGTACTTGTTGGTATTGATGCCAGCGGATTAGAGCTACGCATGTTGGCTCACTACATGGACGACGATGACTACACAAATGAAATCCTCAATGGCGATATTCATACAGCTAATCAACGAGCTGCGGGACTTGAGACACGACCTCTCGCAAAGACATTCATATATGCGTTTTTGTATGGGGCCGGAGATGCTAAGATCGGAGCTATCGTTGGAGGAAATAGCGGCACTGGAAGAAGGCTTAAAGAGAGATTTCTACACAACACGCCTGCTCTTGAAGAACTTAGAAGAAGAACTGACGGACAGGCTCAGTCTGGCATACTTGCTGGCCTCGACGGACGAAAGCTAAGAGTAAGATCACAACACGCCGCATTGAATACACTTTTACAGGGCGCAGGGGCTTGCGTTATGAAGCAGGCACTGATACACTTATCAGATAAACTACGCAACATACCACACAAATTTGTAGCCAACGTACATGACGAGTGGCAAATAGAAACACCAGCGCATTATGCAGATACAGTCGGACGTATCGGTGTGCGCTCAATCAGAATCGCCGGAGAGACGCTTGGCCTACGGTGTCCATTGGACGGCGAATATCGAGTAGGCAACAATTGGGCTGAAACTCACTAGGAGAAATCTATGACAGCTAACAAACTACCACCCATCACTGTACGCGGAACTGTTTACTGGTGTGAGCGTAACAAACTCAACAAGTACAGTAACAAGTACCAAGTGCAACTTGGCAACCTCAGCGAGAAAGCTGTTGAGGCCATTGAAGAAATGGGTATTGCACCTAGCAACAAAGGTGACGAGCGCGAGTTCTTCATCACCATGAAGTCTAAGAACCCTATGCGGTTGACAGACGAGAACGGTGTGGAGATACCTGAAGATGTACTCATCGCTAACGGCTCACAAGCAGTAGCAGTGGTAGGCTACTACGATTGGTCTGTTGGTACAGGTCGTTCACCGTCGATGATAAAGATGAAAGTTACGGAGTTGATCGAGTACACTGATAACTCTGTGTCTGAAGCGGAAGCGTTGTGATCCTTGTTGACGGTGACATCGTAGCTTATCGTTGTGCATTCAAGTGCAACGACGAGTCAGTTAAGACTGCCTGTTATACTACGGGCAGTTTCTTATCTGATCTGATCAGTGATCTATATACACAGATAGATGACGAACCAGACTACCGTGTTTACCTGACAGGTAAGGGTAACTTTCGTAATGATGTAGCCGTTACTGCGCCTTACAAAGGTAATCGTAAGGACAAAGAAAAGCCTGTACACTTGGAAGCCATACGTCAGTATCTGATAGATGATTGGAATGCTATTGTGTCAGACGGTGAGGAAGCTGATGACTTGATTGCTATCGACGCTACCGCCACCCCTGACAGCATCATTGTCAGTCTTGACAAGGACTTCAAACAAGTACCGTGCAGACATTACAACTTCAACAAGCGTGAACTAACTTCTGTTAATGAGGAGGAAGGGTTACTGTTCTTCTATCGTCAAATCATCATGGGTGACAAAGCTGATAACATTGTCGGTGTGTATGGTATTGGTGATAAGAAGTCTCAGAAGATCCTTGAAGGACTGTCAGAGATAGAGATGTTCAACAAGTGCGTTGAGTTGTTAGAGTCTGAAGAGCGTGTCATCGAGAACGCTAGGCTGCTCTGGTTACGTCGTGAACCTAATCAACTATGGGAAAGACCAAGTGAAGAGAACGAAACGTAGTCTACCTAGAGGCTTTGATAGCTGGTTTGAATACGACCTTCATCAAAAGCTTAAACAGTGTGAGTACCACTCTGAAGGTCTTACATACACTCAAGTTAAAACGTATGAGCCTGACTTCATTTACCATGACGGTGTAGGTACATTGTACATCGAAGCTAAAGGAAGATTCAGGGATCGTGCTGAAGCAAGGAAGTATGTAGACGTAAGAGCAAGTCTTGGTGACTTTGAAGAGTTAGTATTCATCTTTCAAAACCCAAGAACACCAATGCCCGGAGCAAGACGTAGAGCTGATGGGACTAAATACACCATGCAAGAATGGGCAGAAAAGCAAGGCTTCACATGGTACACGTTGGAGACTTGTCCTGCTGGATGGAGTAAAAAGCTATGACTAGACATCTTGTAATACCTGACACGCAAGTAAAACCTAACATGCCTGTTGACCACCTGTACTGGGCTGGTCGGTATGCTGCCGCAACTAAACCTGACGTTATCATTCATCTGGGGGATCACTGGGACATGCCAAGTCTTAGTAGCTATGACGTTGGGAAGAAGTCGTTCGAGGGTAGACGTTACGTCAACGACATTGAAGCTGGTAAACATGCTATGTGGGCGTTCATGAAACCGATACTTGAGGAGCAACGCAGACTACGCCTTCACAAGAAGAAAACATGGAACCCACGTATGGTGTTCTTGCTAGGTAACCACGAGCAACGCATCGAACGA